CCATGCGCTAACTCAGGCAGTACGGCCTAACTTCCTTTATGATGCTGCTATGGGTGATTACCTTGAGCAGTTGTTCCAGGATGACCTTAAAGGTATCGGCGTTACCGGCTGGACGGCTAATAAAGGACGTGGCGGACTACAAGGCGGCATGGAGTTTTTGCCAGTTGAGCAGTTTGTAAACGTGCTTAATACACTACAGCAAAACCGTCAGGCGGCCCTACAGCAGCTTTATGAAACCTTAAAGGTATCAGACCTACTACGAGGTACATCAGAGCAATACAAGTCAGCTACGGCTAATAGACTTGAAAGTGCTTGGTCATCCCTTGGCCTAATTGTGCGCCAGAACATGTTCTGCAAGTTTATTTCTGATGCAATTATGCATCTTGGCACGATTATTGCAGAGCAGTTTGATGAGCAGCGCATTATGGAAACTGCCGATGCTGATGCTCTTATTGAGCCAACTATTTACATCCCTGCGCCGCCTCCACCTCCCCCAGCACCGGAGCCAATGCCAGGTCAAGAGGGTATGTCACCTGATGAGTCAGGTATGCCACCAATGGCACCTCCGCAGCCTGACCCAATGCAGCTTGTTAATGAAATGAAACAACAGATTATCTCTATTTTTAGAGATAATACTATGCGTAATTACCGCATCGAAATAGCTTCCGATTCTATGGTAGCTATTGACCAACAACAGCAGCAGCAAGAAGGTACAATGCTGCTTCAAGCCGCTGGTGGATTCTTTGACCAAATGCGAGGGTTGGTAGAGCAATATCCGCCTCTAGCTCAGTTTAGCTTGGCTTTATTCCAAAACTTTATTAAACGCTTTAAGGGCGGAAAAGAAGTTGATGGCCTATTTAGTAAGGCACTTAAAGAGATTGAAGCTATTGCCAAGGCTAAAGAGGAAGCGGCTAAACAACCACCGCCTCCAGATCCTAAGACGCTTGAAATACAAGGCAGAATGCAGATTGCTCAGGTTGAGTCGCAAGCTAGGCTGCAAGCTACTCAAATGGAGATGCAAGACAAGGCAGTTAAGAATCAGTTGGCCTACCAAGACCAACAACTTAAAATGCAGCGCGACCAGCTCGAATCCCAACTTCGTGTTCAAGAGCAGCAATTCAAAGAGTACATGGAGCAGCAGCGCCTTGCTATTGACCAACAGGAGGTGCAAGTCAAAGCGCAGGCCGTTCAGGTTGATATGCTTAAAGTTCAATCCTCCGCTCAAACTGAGGCTGATAAAAACCTTATTAAGCAAGAAACTCAACAAATGGCGCATATCCTTGAGATACAGCGACTTGAGCTTGAGAACATGCGGATTAAGCTATCTGAATCAGAAAAACTAATGGAAGAGCGCAGACTAGCTTCTGAACAAGCATTAGAGCAAGTCAGGCTACGAATGGAACAAGTTAATACTCCAAAGTTAATGAACATGGGCAGTATGACAGGCCGCAAAAAATCAGGCAAAATAATTACTGATGATAACGGCAATCCAACGGCCATTGAAATAACAGAGCAACCAGAAGTAAAAGTACAACGTATAACACTTGATGAAGAGGGCAATCCTTCAGGGATTGAATTAAGCTAATGGCAAATGCAATTTATAACAAAGCAAAGTATAAGTGTATGGCTCCAGGAACTCTTGGACCCACATCAGGTGATAGCATTGATCTACTTGATGACACTATCAAGATAGCTCTCATTGACACTGGTACTTATACGTTCTCACAAACGCATGAGTATTGGTCGTCTGCTTCAAGTGCTATCGTAGGAACAGCAGCAACTCTTGCTTCTAAAACAGTTACGGATAATGTGTTTGATGCAGCAGATGTTACATTTAGTTCTGTAACTGGCGTATCAGTAGAAGCCCTGATCATTTATAAAGATACTGGAACTGGCGCTACCTCCCCACTTATTGCATACATTGATGTAGCAGCAAGCGGGCTCCCTGTGACGCCAAATGGTAACAATATCGATATTCAGTTTAATGCTTCTGGAATCTTTGCGTTATAGGCATGATAAATGGCATCAGAAATAAGAGTAGCGCCAACGATAACGTTATCTGAATTTAACGTCGCTTTTAACAGTAGTGACGAAATGTTAATTACAGCAAGAGATTCTAATGGTATTGATATATCGCGTTCTGGCGGATTACCAGTACCACCATATCCTTTTGTGTTAGCATATAATCCAGAAAGCAAGGATTGGATTACTATTTCATTACAAGAATTCCCAAATGGTTATAAAATGGTAACTTGCATAACCGGAGTAAATTAGCATGGCCGCACTTGCAAGTTTTAATGACTATTTAAATAGAGCTACAAGTGGATATGGGGTGCAACGTCATTGGGGTGCAGAAATTGCTACAGCTACTGCTGCGGTAGTTGGAAATACTCTTATTTTTGCTAAAACTCCTCCAATCTACACAGTAGAAACTATGCCCTCAGGTGTAACTGGGTTTCGACTTACTAATGCAAGTTTATATAACTCAATTCAAACTGGAGTATGTATTTTAGCAAAGCTCATAGATATGGGGACTTTAGTGGTTGGAACTTCCTTTACAGATGGGGCTGCTATGCCAACCGTGACAGAAGGAAATTCATCAAGGCAAATAAATTCCCCTATTTTAGTTGAAATGACTACTGCTGGATCTGGCAGTGCAAATATTACAATTACATATACTAATCAAGATGGAAGTTCAGCAACAACTCCATCGACAGCAATTACTACAACATCAGCCGCATATTCTGCTGGATTTATTCCGCTGAACGGTAATGATTACGGAGCAAGAGATATAACTACAGCAACAAGGGCATCAGGAACTGGAACGTGTACGTTAAAATTTTGGGGTGTTATTCCACTCGGAATGTTTAATAGTTCGCATCAAATAGTTGGCACAGTTTCAAATTTAAACTTTCTCACTGAATTTCCAACTTCTCCATTACTGAGCGCTGGGGATAGCATTTATTTGTTAAGCACTCCTGGAACAGTTAGAGGATTGAAGGGAACTTTAAGCTTTGTTGGAGAGCAAGCATAATGGCTAATTTTACAACAGCAGCCCCAACTCTTGATGCCGCGATAGCTGCAACTGCCACTAATGGCATGATGCAAAGAATGTATTATTTTAGATCGGCCGCAATTACAGCTGCTACCACAAATTCAGGAAGCGTTTCTATTATTAGATCTCCTCAACGTATACAAATGCCATCGTCTAACGGATCTGGAATATCCGGATTTATAGCAACAAATGTTTGGGGATTTAACGGAGCGGCCGCAACTGGGATGTTTTTTGGACTTGAATATGAATTAGGTTCATTAGCAGTTTCTTCAAATACATTTACAGATGGCGTTGCTATGCCAACTAAAACAGTGCGAGGAGCATCTATTACAACGGCTGCAAGTCTCGTATTTGCCGTTGCTACAGTTGCAGTAACCAGTACTACGCCAACTCTTACTATTACCTATACCGATCAAGATGGAAATACTGGCAATACCGCTAGTTTAACTCTTCCAACAAGTCCCGCTATCAATACAGGATTTTATGTTACTCCGCATTTAGCTAGTGGAGATACTGGAATGAGAGACGTAACAAATATAAGCATTTCTACCGGAACTGCTGGAACTATTAAAGTTTATGGAGTGCTTCCTTTAATGATTAGTCAGCAGCCAGTTTCGCCACTTGCTACTATATTAAATTGCATGAGCGCACCATTGGTTCCTTATTTAATTGAACCAAACGAATATATTGGCGCATATCGATTTGGCGCAACAGCAGCAGCAGAGTTTTTTTATGGTTATAGTCTAACTCCGGAGACTACATAATGCCTAATATCAGCACAATCGATGATATATTTAAACAGCAAGCTAGAGGTAATTATGCCAGTAGAATGGGGGTTGGGGCTACATTTTTATCCGCGACTGCTGCTGCTGCTGCTAGTGGATTTTTTACATTGTCACTAGGTGGAAACGCAATAGGCTCTACTCTTCCATCTACAATAACAGAATTTCCTATTCCTTCGGGAATTACATCAGATTTAATCAATTTAGCGTCATTAACAGGATTAACCTTAACTGCAAGAGGCTTAATTTTTCTAAGACTTTATAAGGTTGGCACTGTAACTTTAACTGCAACAGGGAGCCAATTTACACATGATGCAGCAACCTTCCCTGTATTAAGAAGTGAATTTGGAGTTTCAGGAAAGGCGCAAGCGTTATGGCCAATAATTCAAGTAACTACAGCGCTAACAACAACAGCCGCTATATTAACTTTTAATTATGTTAATCAAACTGGAAGTAGCGTTACAGGAGCACGAACTTTTACATTTCCTAGTGCTACTACAGCAAACGGCTCAACATTTTTTCTGCCACTAGAACAAGGGGATTGGGCAGTTCGCGATGTTAGTAATGTAGTAATAAGTACCGCATCCGCAACTGGAGCTGCTACGGTATGGCTGGCAGAGGAAATTGAACCTTCGGTAAATTGTTTCGCTAATGCACTAACAGCAGATTATTTTACTGGATATGGACTTAAAATACCTAATCAAGTTGCTGCAACTGCAACTTCTGGAACGGTAACAACATTAGCAACTCTATCGGTTTTTGGAGCTTCTGCAGCTACTACTTCATGTATTTTTGATATGAGCGTATTGTCGTGAGTGGATTAACCAGTAACGCAAATCTTACTGGTTTTAAATACGGTAACATTCAAACCGTAGGCGAACAGTATCCAAGTGTTCCAATTAGTGCAGCTACTGGCAGTCCACAAACTGTTGTATTTAATCAAATTACATCTACTAGTACTGTTTATAATCCAACAGTTAATAGACAAGCGTCCAACGCAATTTCTCTTAATCAGATAGCATCAACTACAAATATTTACCTTCCTGCGGTAGTTCAAGCTGGAGGAACTCAAACTGTTACCTTAGATAGAATTGCATCTACTACTCAAATCTATCTTCCAACAATTAGCAGGCAAGCATCCAAGTTAATTAGTCTTAATAGACTAGAATCTACTACAAGCGTTTACCTCCCTACAGTTGTTCAAGCTGCTGGACCACAAACAATAACGCTTAATCGGCTTAACTCTACTACTCAAATATACCTCCCCACTATTCTTCAAGTTTCTAACATTATTGATACGTCAGATATTTTAAGCAGAGGCTTAAAGCGTAGAAAGTATCGCTTAACTCAACTGGAGGAAGAGCAAATTGCTGCTCAACTCCTAAAACAGCGACAACCTAAAATACAGGTAGAAGCTAAGCATACTATTGATTGGCAAAAGTTAATTTTCAATGCTGTAAATGACATAACAAACGTAGATGAGTTAAATGCCCTACAAATTTCAACTGAAGAACTTACATCACCATCTGCAACTACTGCGTTATTAACTGAATTAGATAGGCAAAAAGAATTTCGTCGTGCAGAGCTTGAACTCAAGCAAAAAGAAGAGATACAAGCTTACCTCGAAACTATAAAAGCAGAAAAAGAGTACGAAGACTTTAAACGAAAGCGTGATAATAGAATTAAAAGGTTAAAAGCCCTAATGTGGTTAGCAAAGTTAGATTTATGAGCCAAAAATACAGATTGTTTCAATACTGTCCGATTAAACAAAAAGTAGTTCCTGTGGAAGAAGTGCAGCGTCGTGCACAATCCAATGCTCGTGATTTGTTTATACAAGACGAGATGGAGCCGACTCGCAATCCGCTAAATCCAAAGGAAGTCTATACCAGTAAATCAAAGCTACGGGCGGCTTATAAAGCTGCTGGAGCTGTTGAGATTGGCGATTCCTACGATAAAGGGTACATCCCAGATCAGGAGTCTGGCGCATCCACTCGTAGAATGGCCAAGTATTTAACTAACCAAATAATTGATAGGTATAGAAATGGAAGATAACGAAACCTTAAATCCGTCCGATACTGAGGTTACTGTAGAGCGAGAACCAGCTAATTTGTCTATTAGACAAACGCTAAAACAACAGTTGAAAAATGTTAATGATGAGAGCGAAAGTAGCGATAATGCTACTCAAGCAGAGCAGCCGTCCGATAGCGAGGCCGTAGCGGTTGAGAAGGTCAGCGCTCCTGTTACCCCACCAATGGCTCCACCTGCGGATATGAATGCCGCTGAAAAAGAGGCGTTTCTGAATCCTACTCCGGCTAATGCTCATGTTTTGCAATCCTATCTAAACCGTAGGGCTTATGAGACACGTTCTGACTATAGCCGAAAAATGCAGGAGGTAGAACAATTAAAACGCCAAACTTCCGGCCTTTACGAAACTATAAAGCAATACGAAGACGAGTACGCTAGGGATGGTATTTCTATAGCTGATGTCACCAGGCGGGCAGTAGCTTGGGATAAGGCTATGCAAAGCAATCCAGTAGAAACCGCCTTGGATTGGCTAGATTCTTATGGGGTAAGGCTAGAGGAATTAACTCAGCACCAACCTCAAGAACAAGCCCCTGCTCAATACCTAACCAGGGAAGAGGCAGAACGCATAGCTGATGAGCGATTTAAGTCAATTCAATCAGAGCAGGAAAAAAAGGCTCTTGAGTATTACAATCAACAGGTCGTAAACTCATTTATGAGTAACAAGCCGTTATTCAGAGATCCAGAAACAGCAGCGCAGTTAGAGGCTGAGATGGCTCCAGTTGTTCAGGCTCTTAACGCTACAGGGCGGTATTCCTCCCCTGAGCAAGTATTAGAGACTGCATACAACTACGTAGTAAACGGCAATCCGACTTTTTCCGGCCTCGTTCAAAGAATGGCCGCAAAGCCGGCGATACAACAGCAGCAGCAGGTCGTTCAAAAGGCCAAGCAAGCTGCCAAATCAATATCTGGCTCCACTGGTAGTGGGACTCCCAGAGTGCAATCAAAATCACTAGGGGATAACCTACGTCGGCGATTCGTAGGAGAGTAGCCATAAGGTTATCCCGCAAACTTTAAGGGATAACTAAAATGGCTAATTTAGAAGAGGCAATAGTATCTACCCTCTTTGATCAATCAGAAGAAATTGCTGATGTTGTGCTCCATCACAACCCAGTAACTTCTGTATTGGATGAGAAGGGTAGAATCAAGAAGATTGGCGGCGGCTATGAGCTGCGTAAGTTAGTAATGTACAACGATGCAGCAGTAGGTGGATTCTATCAGGGGTACCAGTCTTTTGACTTGTCCTCGATTGATGACCTTACAGCTTTCCGTTTTCAGATCAAGCAGTGCTATGAGCCTGTTGCTATGAACGGACGTGAGCGTCGTGCAAATCGTGATGAGGCAGCTCTCCTTGACTTGGCTGAGGCTAAGATGGAAGCAGCTATCGAGCGATTGAAGAACACAGTATCCACCTCCCTTCGTGGCGATGGAACTGGTGCTGGTGGACTAGAGTTTGACGGTGTTAAGAAAGCCGTTTCAACCTCGCCGTCTTCTGGTACTTACGGTGGAATTGATCGTGGATCTAACCTTTGGGCTAGAAACTACGCTACAAACGTAACGCTTTCAGCTGCAAACGTACAGGAGAACATTACCGATGTTATTAGCCGCCTAACTCGTGGCTCTGAGGCACCGGATCTTGGTCTAATGGATCGTACTGCGTGGAAGTTTCTCCATAGCTCGCTTACGGCTATTCAGCGTATTCAGCTTCCTACAAAGAAGGCTGTAGCTGGTTTCCGTACTCTTAGCTATGACGGATGCGATTTCGTATTCGACGGTGGATTTGGATCGTCAGTTCTTGAAACAAACTCATGTCGTTTGCTCAATACTAAGTATTGGACATTCGATATGGTTCGAGGCGCTGACTTTAAGCCGCTAACACCAACTATGGACCGTCCGATTGATCAGGATGCTTTCTTCACCGTAATTATCGTTGAAGGAAACCTCTGCTGTTCAGCTCCGGCTCTCCAGGGTGTAATTTACGCTTAATAGGAGGGAAGGAATATGTCACAAGTAGGATCGTTTGGTGTTAATTATAAGAAGACTTTCACAGCAGATACTCTTCCGTTGCCAGTACCGGTAACGACTGTAGGATCGCTTGTAGAAGGCGACTTTGTATTTGTTCAGGCTGATGGAGCTATTGACCAGTACGCTTTCGTGAAAATCGAGGCTGATGGTCAGGCTGCTATGTTGCAGACGACAAATGCTGGATCCAATGCACTCATGGTTGGAGTAGCTCAGGTAGCTGCTCTTGATAATGAGTATCTTTGGGTCTGGATCGGCGGCCCTATGGGCGGCGGTGTAGGTAAGGGTATTCGTGGAAAGGTAGCTGCAAGTTATGTTGCTAAAGCTAACTTGAATACAACTTCGTCAGGAACTCCTGGCGTAGCTGACGATGCTTCTACTACACTGATCAAGGGTGGTGTTGGACTTGCTTCAACAACTCCTGCGGCTGCTGTAGAGCTTGGCTCAGTAGATCACCTACGAGTCAACTAACCTAAATGGGGGGTAGCAATACCCCCCTTTTTGTGAGGATTTATGCCATTAGTAACTGATTTAATTGGTTTGGGGATGCCTCCAGAACATGCAGCGGTTATCAGCTCAGAGACAATTTCAAGTGCGCCAGCTCGTTCAGCGAGTGGAACACTAACAGCAACAGGAAGTGCTATAGGCGACGCCTTAGCTCTTGCTGCTTTTGTCAATGTTGTTGGTACTACTGCGGCAAGTACAGGAGTTAAACTTCCCGATGCGCCGATTGGATCGATTGTATTTGTACAGAACAACGGAGCTAACGCTCTTAACTTGTTTCCTGTAGATGCAACCGGAACAATTAACGGCGGTACTGCTGGAGCTGCTGTAACAATAGCGGCTGCGGCTGGTAACATAGCTGTAAGACAAACTAGCACTAACTGGCTAGTATTTGTCCTAGCTAAGGAAGCGTAATTGTAAGGGGGAAGCAATTCCCCCGAATTTATTAGGTGATTTATGACATGCTTTGCAGGCAATACAACAACCGCAACTCCTACTATTGCTACAGCTACTAGCGTTACTATTCTAGCCGCTAATGGCGCTCGTAATTTTTTACTTATTCAAAACAACTCTGCTGCTGATGTAGCTATTGGATTAGAAGGGCAAGTTCTTACTGGAATAACTCCAACTTCTACCAATAAATGCTTTGTACTTAAAAGCACAGCAGGACTAAATATAATCCGTTTTGAGGCTGGTTTTGTTCCGGCTGGAGCTATAACAGCTTATCAAACAAGTGGCAGCCCTATTAACACAGTGACGGTTATTGAAGGATAGTGCTATAAATAAGTAGGCGCTAATGCCTATTTATGGAGATTAGACAATGGCACAAGTAGACTGGGGGAGCATAATGTCAGGCCAGCAGCAGCAGAAAAAGCGCTATGCTGGAATGAACGTACAGTTTTTCTATGCTTATAACGAGAACGAAGAGAAGTCGTTAAAGGAAGGCCGTCCTATATTTGACGAGATTCCGTCTATCAGCATTCAAGTCCCAGGTGGCGATACTACCGTAAGGCGTATTGAGCCACAGGATATTCAAGAGTACCCAGAAAAATACCAGGCTTTTAAAGCTGGTTCTGAGCCTGTAACTGAGGGCACTCCACTTGCTGAGTGGCCAATGATGACTGGCTCCGCTATGCGCGAGTTTCAGTACCTTGGCTTTAAGACTGTAGAGCAAGTAGCTAATGCAACCGAAGAGGCCAAACGCAAACTAGGAACGCTATCCAAGTTTGTAAAAATGGCTAAGGAATGGTTGGCCGCTGCTAATTCTGACCAGAACGATGTAGCTAAGCTTAAAGTTCAAC